TTTGTTTAATTCTATAATTTGTTCCTCATATGGATCATGTTTAGTTTCTGTTTGTGATAGTTGTCTTTTAAGATCTTTTAAAGAACTCCTATGATTGTATGCCTCGTCTATATTATCATAATAAGTATCTGGAGTGTTGCCCAAATCCCCTATATCGTTGATATCTTGTTGTATTTTTGCAAGATCACTTTTTACTTTTTCTACATCTGTTTTACTTTCAGTTAACGTTATTGTTAGTTTATTAGTAAGATGTTTGTGTTTTTCGTCATGTAGGGGTTGTTCACAAGTAGGACATTTGGCCTGTTGTGCATATTCTAAATCGCTTTCAGTTTTTTCTACTGTATTTTTTGCTTTAGTAAAAGAATCTTCGTGATATGCTTTTTCTTTTTGTAAACTTAAAAGTTTTATATAATTTTCATTATGTTTTTGTAGTCGTTTGTGTGCATCTAGTTCTTTTGTAATATCGACTTTCTCAAGTTCTGCTATTGCTTCATTAAATTTTTGTACATCGTCATCTTTTTGTGTTTGCCATGCACTACTTCTTATTTTTAATGATTCAATTGATTCTTGTATTTTTTCATTAGAAGCAATTTTTGATTCTATTTTTATTTTTTCTTCTTGTAATTCTAGTTTAGTTGCTTTTTGTTGTTCTTTAAGCAAGTCTGCTTTTTGACTTAATAGTGTTATACCTAATAACTGTTCTATAATTTCTCTTTGTTCTGCTTGTTTAGTTGCAAGGAATGGTTGTGTATATGTGTTTAATGCAATTATGTTTTTAAACATAGCATGAGTCATACCAAGCAATCTGTTTATTTCTTTTTGTGTTTCTTTATTTTCTCCCTGAGCTTCGTCTGAGTCTGCATTTTGTTCAATATCATCTGCATAAAATCTTAATTTTTGAGGTTTTCTTCCACGCTTAATTGTATAGGTTACATTATTTTTTACAAAGTTTATAGAAACTAACATATCTTTGTTGTTAGTTTTATTAACAAGATTATCTCTTCTAATACTTGTTAGTGCTTCACCAAAGAATACATAAGATAATGCATTAATGATAGTTGTTTTACCGGTGCCGTTTCTTGCACCAGCATCATCACCACCTAAATCCATATTCTCACCAAGTACTAAAATTAGGTGTTTGTTATCAAATCTTATTGCTTGGGTAGAGTTACCCACGCTCATAAAGTTTTTTACTGTAAGATCTTTAATTATTAACATCTAAACTATTATAAATTGCCATTAATATTTTTTTATCGTATGTTTCAGAATCAACACCGTCTAATTGTTTTAACACGATTTGATCCACAGAATCAAATTTTTGTACTTGCACTAATGGTTGTTGTGCTTGATCAATTTGTTCTGGTATTAATTGTAATTCTCTTAATTTGTATTTGTCTATAAAAGTTTCTCGTATAAAGTTTGCCTCTTCATAACTTATTTTAATATCTAGTGTAACTCTTACATACATTTTTGGTTTTAATACTTTTTCTGGATCTGCAAGGAGTTCAGATATTTTAATTGTTCTATATCTTGGCATATCAGGCCAATTAATATATTTTGGTTCATTACCATATTCTATGATCATCATACCACGTTCGTCATCCCATGCATCTGCGTAATTGTGTGGAAACGCATTACCCATATAAGTTACATTTTTGTTTGTTTGTCTTTTATGGAAGTGTCCTGTAAATACTTCTCCGCAACCTGCAAAATGTTCAGCTTTAATTCCACCAATATCAGGCATATCTACCATTGCATTCATTTTAAAAAATGGTAGTTCAAAATGTCCAAACACATATTTTTGTGTCATTTTTTCAATAATGGTCCATTCATTTCCAACAATCCATGGAATAATTGCAACATCATCTTTAACTATCCACTCATTAACAATATGAACGTTAGGAATATTTCTAATATATTCCATTGAATTAATTTCTCTTTTATCTCTGTAGAATAAATCGTGATTTCCCATAATTACATAAACATCTTCAAATGCTTGTCCTAATCTTTCCATATTAGATACGGTGTAGTTCATTGTAGAAACGTTAGTTACTGATCTGTGATGGTGCCAGTCGCCTAGGAATATACAAGTTTCGCAATTATGTGCTTTAGCCTGTTCTATAAACCAATAAATGAATGCTTCGCAATCATCATTGTGTACACGTGAGTTACCTTTTAACCCAAAGTGTATATCTGTGAAACAAGCAACTTTTTTAAAAAACATATTTTACCATTTTTTTATCACTGGAACTTTTCTTCCTTGTTTTAATTCTATTTTTTTATAACCTACATCTTCAAAGTCATCCTGTGATAATTCTCCTGTTTTTTTTAATTTTTTGTTTAGTTTTGCAATACCAGTTTTATTAACTGTTTTGACTTCACCATGTTCTATACGTTTTTTATAATCATAATTGTTATATTGATTATCGTTTTGTCTTGTAAAAGATGGCATCATGTCATGTTGTTCTAATAAGTCGTCTCTAATAGTTTGGTTTTTCTTTTCAATGTTTAAGATTCGTGTAAATGAATTTGTTATTGCCGCGGTATAATATGCAAAAGGATTTTCTGATTTACTTTCATCAAACTGCAAACCAATTTGTGATAACTGCATTAGTGCTTGTGATTGCATTTCATCATTATAAGTATAACCTCTCCAGTTTGCTCTTGTACCGTAACGTTCACACAATTTCATAAACATCATTGCAAGACTGTTTGTAATTTTTCCATGATCACAAGAGAAATGCCCATTTGACATTCCACCAACCCAGTGTGATTTTCCTACACATTTAGGTTTGCCTTTTTTATCTATTTTGTAATGTTGGAAAGGCGGAAAGTTTACTTTGCTGTGATGATCTGATACTTGTTTAGGATTTTTCTTTCTAGTAGAATCAGTAGGAATATGAACATATGTCTTTACTCTGAATACCAAATCAGTTTTATCAATTTTTCTTGTGCTAACTGTGTAATCACTTAATTTAATTTTTTTTAATCCAGTTTTTTTAGCCTCTTCCCATGCTTGTTGTGTAAGTCGTTTGGAACGAGCTTTTCTCGCCATGGCAATAGCATTAGCATTTATTTTTTTAACATCAGATACAATTACATCATACTGTGCATATTCTGATGCTATGTATGAACAATAGGTATTTTTGCTGGCGTGTATCTGAGCCAACAGATCTCGGTTATTTAGGTATTTCACTCGTTTCATAATTATCTCTAATTTTTAGTAAATGACCACAAACAGGTCTGTTGAATCGTGTCGTAAAGGGAATTAAATGCGCCTATAATTGTGCCTATAAATATGTTTAAAGTATACGAAATTTAACAAAGGATCGCAACCAGAAAAATGGCAACATTAGGAAGTATAGTAAAAAACGTAGCAGGTGGGTTTATAAACAAAACCATGTCGAGATTACTGGGTTCAGGAATTTCAACAAACTCGCGAATAGTGAATGCTAAAGCCAAATGGTCAGGACGTCATGACAAAAAAGATTGGCGTGTGAGATTACAAGTACCCCATGGATCACCTTTAGAAACTTTTTTCTTTGATAATAACACACTAATGGCACCGTTAAAAGATAGCAGAGGTATTTTTTGGCCATTGACACCAGCAATGGTAATTCAACATAGTGCAAATTATAATGCAATGGAACAAATACATAGTAACTATCCACATTTTGCATATCAAAATTCACAAGTAGATCAAATGAATATTATTGGAGAATTTCCTGTACAGAATCGAGACGATGCTAAACATTGGGTAGCAACTATAAATTTTTTAAGAACGGCAACTAAAATGTTTTTTGGAGCCGATCAAGAGCTGAAAGGACATCCACCACCAATTTTACATTTGTCAGGTTATGGAGATCATATGTTTAGTAAAGTGCCTGTGATTATAAACACTTTTAATGTTGAATTAAGACAAGGTATCGACTACATTTCAACGAAACAGTCCAATACACCATACAAACAGTTGTCTGGCGCAGACGCAGGATTTTTTATGAACGCGGAAGGTGAAGACCAAACATGGGCACCCACACTGTCAAATATTTCTGTATTAATTACACCAATTTACTCTAGAGATTCTGTTAAGGACTTTTCAATGCAAAAATTTGTGCGTGGTGAATTAAATGGTAAAGGTAATGAGGTAGGATTTATTTAATGGCTAGATACTCAAATACATCACCATATTTTGAAACTCGAGAGTTTTCAGATTATCTCGATGTGCTAAACCCACGAACAATTACAGCAGAATTAGATGATCAAAGTTACACAATAGAAAGAACTTATGCTTATAGACCAGATCTTTTAAGTTATGATCTTTATGGTACACCAAGACTTTGGTGGGTATTTGCACAAAGAAATCCAGACCAAATCGAAGATCCAATTTATGATTTCAAAATAGGAGTAACTATTCAGTTGCCTAAAAAAGATAATGTGCTTAAAGATGTAGGAGTTTAACTATGGCTAGAGTTAAAAATGGTAAAGGTAAAGTAAACCGTACATCAGACATGTATCACGCAGGCCATGGCAACTATAAGATAGTTAATAATACAAAATTTAGAACTAGAGGAAAAGTTACAGATGCATCAGGTAATACTATTTCAAAGTCAGCAGGACAAATTTATCAAGATGGACTTTACGCTGATGGAGAACATTATATTCCTGATTTAAGTGGAGACAGCGAAATTGCATACTCTAATAAAGATGAAACTAAAACCAAAACTGGACCTGATCATACCTTTCTTCATAATATTTCTGATCCAAATCAATTATGGAAATATGCGTCTTACAATGTATTATTCACACTATCAGCGTTAAGTCAAAGTAATTTAGAAGATGTAAGCACATTATTAAATTCCAAACTACACGACATAATAATAAGAAGTGCAGGGATTGGACCAACTGCTAATATGAAAGAAGGTCCACCAGGACAAGATAATCTTTCACCTGAAAATCGAAAAACAGTTAATAACAATGAAAAAATGAAAAAAGCACTTGAAAGAAGTCAAGTTGAGTTTCAAAAAAATAATGATATGTATTTTAAAAATGTCGAAATGAATTCTGTTCCAGGTTTAAATGAAGAAAGAAGAATGACATCTGTTACAAAGATTCAAATGGAAATTGTTGAACCATGGGGTATTACTTTATTAGAGAGGATTAAAGCCGCGGCCGCAAATAACGGATACCTAGATCATTTAGATGCACCATATATGTTAACAATAGATTTTGTAGGATGGGATGAAAAAGGTCAGCCAATTAAAGATGGAAAAAATTTAAAGCGGGTGATTCCGATTAAGTTAATAGACATGGAACTTGATATAAATCAAGGGGGAACAGTATATTCAGTGACTGCCATTCCAATTGGCGAAGCCGCTTATCTGAACCATTACAATAAGGTACGAACAGCAGGAACAATTATACCAGCAAAGAAAACATTTGGTGCAATAGCAGAAGAATTAGAGAAAATTTTAAACAAACAAGTTAAAGACGAAACAGATGCTGGAATAAATGAAATACCTGACACATATAAAATTACATTTGATGAATCTTTTAATCCGTCCACTTCCATACCTGATATAAAAAGTTTACAACAACTGAAAATGCTTTCACAAAGTTATGACACATCAGCAGGGTATGGAGAAGGTCAAGTTGATGCCGCGTTATTCAAAGCGGCAAACGTAGATACTTCTATGGGTGATGTAGAATACATGAAAATAACTGCAGGCCAATCCATTACATATATTTTAGAAAATATAATGAAAGCACACCCAACGGTAACCAATGACAAATTTGAAGATTGGCAGAGTACTGTTAAAAGGAAGTTAGGAGAGGTTAAAGGTGGTGCATCGGCTGTATTTGAGGCATCTAAAACGGCAGAGATGCATTTTGATTATTTTAGAATTAGATCAACTGTAATCCCAACAACAGTATTTGATCCCAAAAGAAAAACAAATACTAAACTTATAGAATATGTAATCTCACCGTATAAACTTCATGCTTATAGTATTCCAGGTGGAATACCTGGGGTTAGTACAGGAGATAATTTCAAACATTTTGTACACAAAACCTACAATTATATTTTTACAGGAGAGAATGTTGATATACTTGATCTTAATATTAAGTATAGAGTTGCATACTTTACCGCACAATTGAAAAATGTTGATAATACTAAAAAAAATAAAGTAGCAACCACCCATAATCCTCATATTGAAAAAACAGCAAGGACATCTGCACGGGATGATGCCCAAGATCAAACGTTTATTTTAAAATCAGAAGCAGGGATGGCTCAAAGTGGTGGCACAGGATTAACAGTTGGAGGTACTACAGCATTTGATCAATTTTTAGATTACTTATCTCATCCAAAAGCAGATATGGTTAATATAAGAATGGAGATTTTAGGAGATCCTGCATGGATTTCACAATCACAATTTATACCTGCAAATCCAAAATTCACTGGTGATGGAGAAAGTGTTGACCCAAACATTGGTATATTTCAACATACTAGGAATACTATTTGGAATGACGACCTTAAATGTTATAATGCGGATGTTGCCGAACCAATTATATTATTAAATTATAGAATGCCTACAGATATAAATGATAAAAAAGGTACATATGAATTACAGAATATAAAATCTGTATCTTTTTCAGGTCTGTACAGAGTAGTACAAGTAGAACACAGTTTTAACGAAGGCAAATATACTAATGTATTGCATATGGTAAGATTTAATAATCAAGGTTATGATATATCAAAACCATATACTGAATATAAAATTTCTGGAGTTAATGGAGAAACATTTGTTGCTCCTAAAAAAGGCAATTTTAACGCAGAAACTTTTGATGATATAGTTAATATTCAATCTAAAGCACAAAAAATTTTTAAAAATACATATAATAAAGTATTAAACAAAGTAACTGGAGGAATTCGTTAATGGCAGTATTAAAGCGTCATTTACGTGGTGCCACGTCAACCCCAGAAGCACCAGGTGTAGACGCAAGTTGGACTGCATTAACGCCCGGTCCATATATAGGCATTGTTAAAGGAAATAAAGATCCCGCTAGAATGGGTAGATTGAGTGTTTTTATTCCTTCACTTGCAAAAACACATAATCCACACGAACATCAATTAATTACTTGTGAATATCTATCTCCGTTTTATGGTGCAAAAGCAGACAAATATAATATTCCTCATTCAAGAGATTATGCAGGTAGCCAACACAGTTATGGTTTTTGGGGTGTTCCACCAGATTTAGAAACAAGAGTTTTAGTAATTTTTGCTGAAGGTAAAACAAATCAAGCATATTGGATTGGTTGTATACAAGACCCTTACACAAATCACATGGTACCGGGTATTGCATCAAGTGAAAATACTTTTGATAAAACAACTGGATTAGATACTAATAATCCAAATGAAATGAAAAATGCAAGTGTTGATAAAAAATCAACGTATGGGTCAACGAATGTACCGTCAGGAGAATTAAACAGAAGTGCGGCCGGTGCTTTAATGAACAATAACTATGATTCAAACGCAAAACCTATTCACCCGTTTGCAGATATATTAGTTAAACAAGGATTAAGTGCAGACAATATCAGAGGTAATACTACTTCTTCTGCAAGACGAGAATCTCCAAGTCAGGTGTTTGGAATAAGCACCCCAGGAAGAAAAGATACAACAACAACAAAAGTTCCAGTAGGTACAAAAGATTCAAGAGCGACTGATTATGTAACAAGAGGCGTTGGTCATACGTTTGTAATGGATGACGGTGATTTAGCAGGTGATAATCAACTTACAAGATTAAGAACAGCATCAGGACATCAACTTTTAATGCATGATACAGAAGGTGTTGTATATCTTGCTAATGGATCAGGAGATGCATTTATTGAAATGACAGCCGAAGGAAAAATTCACATTTATTCTGCAGAAAGTTTAAGTTTAAGAACTGGTGGAAACTTTAATGTACATTCAGATGCTGATATTCAATTCCATGCCACTAACGATATTAAATTTACAGCAGAAAATAATTTAAATTTAAATGCTGAAAAAAAGGTTCATGTTATAGGAGATTCAGGAATTTTGAGCAGTTCACAATCAGGAGCAATAAAAAATTACGGCAAAAAAGGTATATCATCTTATACAGCTGGTCAGCAATTACATGGCGCCAGTGGAGAATTTCATCTTCAAGGATCCAAGGTGCATTTTAATAAACCAATGGGTCGTCCAGGTTCAGGAGGAGGAGCAAGTATTTCCGGTTGGGGACCGAGTTGGTTGAAACCTGCAGGAATTGGAATTAAAATTGATAAAAGTAAAAATGATGTTGAAGTTATAACAGATGGGGAATATATTAAACCATTAACAACAAATACAAAAACAACTGTTACAGACCTTGTTACACACGAACCATTTACTAGAAAACCAGCATTTAGTTCAGTAGGTGTAAAACCATGGGACCTAGGCAGTTTAGGAAAATCTTGGAATAAACTTGCTAAGAATCCACTCGCTAAAGAATTTGTAGAACACAGAAATAGACTATCTGATGTACCTGCAATAAAATATGGGCAATACAAAGCAGACTTAAAACAGTATACAAAATCCATACTGAAAAACAACAGTAATTCAATTAAAATTAAAGAAACAAAAAAAATATTTAAAGAAAATTATTCAAACTGGTTTAAAGTTAAGCCTATATTAACTGAAAAACCCAGTGTGGTAAATATCATACAACAAGGATATAATGTTGTTGCAGGAAGAATAGTCTCAGTAAGAGACAATATAACAAGTGCAATAAAAAAGTTTTTTTAAATGGCATACGAATCAGAAACAAACCAAAATTTAAGTAACTCGTCAGTTACGTTTAAAGGATTTTCATCAAAAGCTGAAAAGCAGAACTTTAAGGTTTATGATTTTGAGTGTGCTAAACAGGATCTCATAAATCGTTTGTCGGTACGAAAGGGCGAAAGGGTGGAGAATCCTGAGTTTGGCACAATAATATATGATTGTTTATTTGAACCATTTACAGAGGATTTAAAAGATATAATAATCGATGATATTACTGAAAATTTAAATGCAGATGCACGAATTAGTACACAAGAAATACTGGTTTCTGAGAAAGATCACGGTATAGCAATACAGGCTACTATAACGTATGTGCCTTTAGATATTACAGAGAAATTACAATTTAGTTTTGATGAGAATTCATTATTACGTTTATCTTAATATACGCATATAATTAATACTATAAATATTGTTATAAACACATTATGGCCACAACAGAACGACAGAACAGATTATTAGTTGCCGAGGATTGGCGTAAAATTTATCAAGCATTCAATCAGGCAGATTTCAAATCGTACGATTTTGAAACGCTACGTAGAACAATGGTGGCATATCTACGTGAAAATTATCCAGATGATTTCAATGATTTTGTAGAAAGTTCAGAATATGTAGCACTTATTGATTTAATTGCTTACGTTGCTCAAGCACTTTCTTTCAGAGTAGATTTAAATGCTAGAGAAAACTTTCTAGAAACTGCAGAAAGAAGAAATTCTGTTCTAAGATTAGCAAGATTAATTAGCTATAATGCTAGAAGAAATCAACCTGCAACAGGATTATTAAAAATAGATTCTATATCTACAACACAAGATGTAAATGATTCTACAGGAGCCAATCTTGTAAATCAAAATATAATTTGGAATGATTCAGCAAATTCAAATTATAGAGAACAATTCATTGCAATTTTAAATGCGGCAAATCAAACTGGACAACTTTTTGGTTCACCAAGAGAGTCAGGAACAATTGGTGGAATATCAACTGAAGTCTATACTTTAAGTTCTGAGCAAACTGATTTACCAATTCATAGTTTTTCAACAACTATAGGTGGATCAACTAGAACTTTTGAAATAACTCCAAGTAGTATTGCAGATAGTGATTCAATTTATGAAGCACCTCCAGTACCAGGTACAGGTTTAACATATACTTACAGAACAGATGGTTCGGGTGATAGTTCTAACAACACAGGTTTTTTCTTTTTGTTTAAACAAGGTATAAGCGAAAATATAGAATTTACAGTTGATACAGCAATTACAAATTATGTTAAATCAATTTCTGCAACTAATATTAATAATACCGATGTTTGGTTGTACAAGTTAGATCAATTTGGACAACTTTTTGAACAATGGACACAAGTTCCATCGTTGTCAGGTAATAATGCAATTTATAATTCTTTGGCAAAAACAGAAAGAAACATTTATAACGTTGTGACAAAAACAAATGATGCAATTGATTTAGTATTTGGTGATGGAAATTTTAGTAATTTACCTCTAGGAACATTTAGACTATATTATAGAAAAAGTGACAATGCCAAATATATGATTCAACCTGCTGATATGCAAGGTATACAAATAAATGTTCCATATACAGATGCTAATGGTGCAAGTCAGACACTAAATTTAAGTTTAAGTCTTAAATCTTCGGTGTATAATTCAGCCACAACAGAGTCAAATTCTTCTATTAAAGAAAAAGCGGCACAAGTTTATTATTCGCAAAATAGAATGATTACTGCAGAAGACTACCAAGTTGTGCCATTGTCAGCATCACAAGAGATTATTAAAGTAAGATCAGTAAACAGATCAGCATCGGGTATATCTAGAGCAAAAGAAATTTTAGATCCAACAGGAGCGTATTCAAATGTAAGTGTATTTGCTGACGACGGAATACTTTATAGAGAAGAAAGTACAAACGCATTTACATTTACTTTTAGTAATAGAAATACTATTAAGTCAACAATTGATAATTCAATAGAGAAAAAACTTAAAGAAGCATATTCAAGACATTTTTATTATTTAAAATACGGAACTAAAGATTTAAGTTCATTGACAGCCACGTGGAATTCAACTACTACAGCAACAAATACAAATACAGGATATTTCAAATCAGGTGGTCCACTTGTAACAGGTGACTTTGCAACATCTAACTTGAAATATGCAAAAGTTGGATCATTAATAAAATTTACATCACCAGATACAAGAGAATTTTTAAACAACACACTTGTAACGTTAGGTACTGATAATGCAGAAGATAGAATGTGGGCAAAAATTGGTGCAGTAGTTAATGATGGTGCTAACAGTGGTGTAGGTAATTTAGAATCAGGTCTTGGACCAGTTACACTTAATAATATAATACCAGACGGTTCTGTGATATCGTTAGTTATACCAAACTTAACTACAACATTTGCAGACGATTTAAAAACAGATATAATTGATCGAATAGAAGCATACGAAGAGTTTGGTTTAAGATATGATATTGATACTGAGACTTGGAAAGTAATAACAGCAACAAATTTAAGTGCAAGTTCTGTGTTTAGTTTAAGTAATACAGGATCAACAACAGGCACAAATTTAGATACAAGTTGGTGGTTTAAATTTACAAATGACGGTAACACGTATACAGTAACATATAGAAGTTTAAATTATGTGTTTGAATCCGAAGGACAAAACAAGTTTCATTATGATGCACAAGAAAAAATTTATGATTATAAAACAGGAAAATCTGTTAAAGATACAGTAAAAATTTTAAAAACAAACTCAATTGTATCAACAGGCAATTCAATTGGTTATCCAATTAATTGGCAAGTTACAGATACAGTTACAGAAGTAGATGGGTATCAAGATAATAGAAAAGTAAAAGTTGGATTTTATGACGACGATGATGACAATGTAGTAGATAATCCAGAAATTTTTGATATTATAGTAGAACCAGATACAAGTCCTACTCTAAAATTTGTTTTCTTTGAAAAATATATTTCATATAATAATATAGCAAGATACAAACCGTATGCCGCATCAAATTTTGTAGTTTCATTAAACGAAGCAGACATAACGTTATCTAGTGCAACATACGCAGATAATCAATTATTTTATTTTTATGATTTAGCTGAAGATGTTATTAAAAAATATAGTTCAACAACAAATACGTTAACAACTACAACAGATTATATTGCTAGACGAGGAAGAAGTTCTATATCTTTCCAATACAAACACAATGCAGGACAAGAAACTAGAATAGATCCTGCAGTATCAAATATTGTAGATGTTTATATGTTAGAAAGAACGTACGATAATTTATATAGAATTTGGTTGCAAGACGGAGGTACTAAACCAATACCATCAACAGCAGATCAAATGAGAATTTCTTATGCTGGTACACTTAATCCATTAAAATCATTATCTGATCAAATAATATATCATCCTGTAAAATATAAAATATTATTTGGAACAAATGCTGATGAAGAATTACAAGCAACTTTTAAAGTTGTAAAAAATCCTAAAACTAATGTTACAGATGCAGTTGTTAAAACAAGAGTAATTGCGGCAATAAATGAGTTTTTTGCATTAGACAATTGGGATTTTGGTGATACATTTTATTTTACAGAATTAGCCGCTTTTGTACACAATCAACTGGCACCACATTTATTGACAGTTGTGATTGTACCAAATCAATCTGGACAAAGTTTTGGATCTTTGTTTCAACTAGATTCAGCGGCAGACGAGATTTTTATCAGTGGGGCCACCGTTGGTGATGTTTCGATTATAACTGCGTTAGGTGCTAATCAATTAGAAGCATCAGGAACAGTTGTAACAAGCACGTCAACCGCTACAACAAACACTACAACAGGTTCAGCAGTGTCAGGTTCCACTACATTAGGCTCCGGTTCAAGTACCGGCAGTAGTGGGACAGGATACTAATGGCAGATAACCCAACAAACGCATTAACAAACCAAGAAGTTGTTAAACAAGGTAACAACGAGTATCGTAGAACTATTCAGCATTTACCTGCGTTTTATAGAACAGATTCT